CTATTCTGTCTTTTGCTCCCCCGAGGCCGCCTGACCATCCACATACCCCTCGCCGGCGATATAGGCAATCACCGCGCCGAGTGATAAAATCACACCGCTTACCTGCTGTGTGGTGTTTGCGTCTGCCCCGAACAAAGCTAGTACACCCACAATAAATGCGGCTACTGCTAGCCAGAATTTACGCGATGTCAGCTTTTGCGCCCAATTGATTTTACCCATTTTTACCCCTCTCTCTGCCGGGTGAATTTAAGCAACCATATTTCTTTACAATACGGTAAAGTTACACGGTACGGTCTGTCCACCCGACGTGACCATAATATGTCCATGCCTTGCCACTGGTTCCAATGGTAGGCCTTTTACATCGATGAGCCAGCCACGCCCTTTGGAATCTAACCGCGGCTCCGAAGCAAAAATCACGTCTCGCCCCGTGGTGCTCACCGTAGGTTTTTCTTGGCAGCGGGCGAGCACCGTATACGTTTCTCCCACCGCCATGCTTTTACTGGAGGTATCTAGCGTAAGACCAGTGATTTCCGGAACACAACCGTTAGAAAAATCCTTGTAACAAAGATTGAGATCTACTCTCCCGGAAATTCCCGGCAAGCTGCCATCACTGGAGTACTGCCACACATCGTACTCACCGGGGTAGGTCACCTTGGTACTATACTGTGCCAGCCAGAAGGAATAATTGACAAGTTGCGACATATTCAGGCGATTGACTGCCCAATCCTTATTCGCGTACACTCCAGCGGGAAAGCCTGCCGCCGCAATTCTTTCACAGAAGCGCAAACAGATGGCAGTTGCCACCTGCTTGCTGGTTCCACCGCGCTTGCTCTTGTAACCGTCGGCATCTTCCATATCAATGTACACAGGGTAGGTGGGCTTGAAACCCTTAAGTAGCCGCAAGGCATGTGCCGCCTCACTTTCGGCTTCCTTTACCGTCATTGCATAGCTATATAGATACACACCCCACGGGATGCCTAATCGGTTGCACTCAGCCACATTCCGCGCCCACTGCTTGTCGTCTTGGCTAACCATATCGCTGCCATACCCACAGCGCAGGATGGCAAAATCAATATTGCCCTTCAGCTTGTCCCAGTCAACGAGCCCGTTGGCGTTGCTCACGTCGATGCCTTTAAGCATTACTCTTCCCATCCGTTTCCACTGCATCTAGAGCGGCGGCAACAATCTCTGATTTTTCAGTGTCCGTTAACAATTTATAATCAGCAAAAACAACTTCTCTGCTTTCGCCCGCTTGTACCCGTCGCTGTATTAATTCAGCAGCAACTTTCAATCGTCCTGTCATACTTTTACTCCTCATTCACTATAAAATGTATTTGCAATCTTAACCGCCAGCTCATCCGGGATATTATCCCTAGCAACGTCCACCAACTCGTCCACAATTCCGGTCACGGTTTCCTGCTTACGGATATATCTGAGCTGCCGCAGTATGTCGATCTGTTCTTGTAGTTCTTCAAGGCTGTCAACAAAGAGAAGCAGGGCGACGTTGGGGGTTGCTCGCAGAGGTAACACTTCTGTACACGGACGAGCATCCATAAAATTAATTAGTGCAGTTTCAACATCAAGTTTAGAAGCAAGTTGTTCAGCATACTGCTTTGTACCATCAAACTCGTTGTGGAATATGGCTAGTCTTATCTGTCTATTATTTTGCGCCAAAATAGTATTCTCCTTTACTATATTTTTTTACTGAAATTGAGCCTATGCCTCCGGCAGTACCAAATTCTCCATGTCCAGTATTACCACTTGATGGAGTAGAATTCCCGCCGGGTCCGCCACCGCCGCCTGCAACAGTTAAACTACCCGTGTTTGTATAGGATTTTCGATAGAGGATGTAGATTCCTCCGCCGCCTCCACCGCCGCCTCCACCGCCACCTGCGGCTGCGTCACCACCCCAGCCTCCACGACCACCAGAGCAATCGATTCTCCCGCTACAAACAAAGTTCCCCCCAACAGCAAATATTATAACACCGCCACCCCGGTTACCAGCACCGCCACCACCACCATATATATAGTATTTGTTGTCGACCAGATACCCGTCACCGCCACTACTACCGGGGCCATTCCCACCAGCACTGTATCGCCCACTATCTCCAGCTGTGCCGTCGCCACCGCCACCGCCACCATATCTACCGCCACCTGCCTGATATCGACTAGTCCCAGCGCTTCCTCCTAAAAAGGTATCAATAATATCAGTTGTTATTTGGTCAGCGCCTCCGCCTCTACCTCCCATGTTTTTATAGGAATTAACATAACCTCCTCCGTCGCCGCCACTGCCATACCCACCGCCATACTTCCTTGCCGACATTCCCTTTGAATGTGTCTCCCTAATAAGAACACCCTTCATGTCGCTACCCCGACCGCCACTACCTCCCTTGCCCGGAGACAAGGATGCCGGGTAATTAAAACTGCTTGTATGTAGCGCTGCTGCTAAATTACTTTGAGATAAGGTTCCTTTTATAATACAATCGCCTTGAACCCTAATGATTAGCCCCGAATTTAGATTATTTAGAGTTACTGATACATTAGGGTTAATAGTAAGAGATTTATACTGCAACTCCATATACTCAGCGGCAGAACCAACGTTAAATGACATATTGCTGCTTATCACAGCATCACCATGTCTTCCATCACCAAAAATCTCATCTAATGTAAGCATTCTACGTCTTAATAAAGCTATCCCCATTCATCTCACCACCAGTATTTGAATTGGAATTGCAATCGTAGGTTTAGCATCATAACAATATACCACTATACTATTTTCACCTGTTACTATTTTGCTTACGTAGCCCCATGCGTCTAGTTGTGCTTGAGCTGTTGCAACTGCATCTGATAACACTACATCAATTATTGGATTATCTATTTCCAGCAGACCGCTGACTGTAACCGTTTGAGTATGTGGGGCATTGGCAGACCAGCCCGCCGTGCTCAGTGTAGCCGTATAGGTAGTGGTTGTGGCCTTTCCGTTCCACACCTCCCGTTCCTTTTCTGTAACATGCCTGGTTGTGTCGTTTCCGTGCGCGTTGATATCGCTGATTTTCTGGTTAAATAGATTTCGATTTACCGCGTCCGAGCCTTGAAATAAACTTGTAATATCCGGCAATTCTCTTTCTCCTTTCAAATATATATAAATTTAAGTAATTAAATGGACAATGACGTAACCAAATACATCATTGTCCTATCACCCTTTATTTAGAGCAGCGTATTACTGCTGTTCCGTATCACTCACTTTTGGTTCTTCTGCCTCTTTGTCATTTTCATCTGGCACTTCTTCACCGTTTGGTTCTTCACCAGCAATTGCCATACTTAGAGTTAAGTACTGGTCCTTTGTGAGCCTGCCTGCTGCAAAGAAAACATCTAATTTTTCCTGCAAATCTGCTGTAAGCCCATTTTGAATGAGCATTTGGCATAAATTATAAACAAAAGTCATTATTTGTTACCTCCTAATTTTTCTAGCTCTTTTTCGTACTCCATTTGTACCATTCCTTGTGTTAAGGTAAGGGTTTTATCTTGCAAGGCTTTATAGTCGTTTTTTAAAGATTCTACCATTACAGCTATTGAACCGTTACTTTCTTTTAAACTACAATTTTCATCCTCTAACCTTTTTAGGTTTTCTTTTTGTTTCGCAAACTGCTCTGTAATTTGGTCATAAAAACAAGGCATGTTAACTCTCCTTTTCTTTATTCGATTAAGAAGTAATCAACCCAGTCATCAAATTCAGTATCATTTCTAATATAAGTAGCGTACATTGGGAACATCTGAAAATAAGCAAATCTTGAGATGTAGCCATTCCAATTTGGCTTAGAACCATCAGACAATGTAGCATAACCATAGCTTTCAACAGAATGTGTATTACCTGGGCTAATTTCAAGAATAATCATTTTTCCATTGGTGTTTTTTTTCGCACCTGAAAGTCGGCTTTTCTTTGTATATAAAACGTTCATTGCGACACTACTGTTGGAAATAACTCTCATTGCAATGCTACTATTAGCAATCGCTTTCATCGCTGTTGAAGATGCAGCAACAGTGTTAAAATCCGGATACAAGCTTGCATCCAAACCAGCGCAACCTACAGCAAACTTTCCAACAGCTAGATTAGAATTGCTTACTACATTCATAGCAACAGAAGAATTAATACAAGCGTTCCTTGCAGTACTGCTATTTGCAATCGCAGTCATTGCCGTTGAAGATGCAGCAATTTCGGTCATAGCGGCACTACTGACAGCAATAGACTTCATTGCCGTGCTGCTATTTGCAATCACTTTCATTGCAGTAGCATTGTTTACAAACTTTGCGATTGTCTCCTTAACCACAACCATTTTACTTAGAATCGGGTTCAGCGTAACCAAAATACCGTTTATGGTTTCTTCTGTTTGTTTTACTTCTTGTTCCGCCGTATTGCCTTCGATTATCTTAGGTAAATTCGAACGGATACTGCTAATGTTACTTTGAATTGTTTGCAAAGAAGCAGTTCCTTTCGACAAATCATCAATGGCAACCAAAAGCGTATTAATCGCAATTGCACTTTTCGCAATTTCTCCCATGGCAACCGTGCTGTTTAAAATGGCGTCCATTGCAATGCTACTTCGAATTGCAGAGTACATCGCCGCTTGGCTGTTTGCAATGAGCTGCATAACATTTTGCTTTTGTACTGCCGCCCTCATAAAATAACGGTTGCTAATTAACGCGTGTATGGTTAAAGCATTCAAACTGTTTTGAACAACAGTCTCACTTGTACTCTCCGCAGCAGATATTTTGTCCGCGGAATACGTGCAGCTCGTCAATGCGGTAAGCGCCTGAACACTACTGCAAATGTCCGTCACTGCTTCGTTATTGGCTATGATTTCTTCAATCGTATTTAATGTTGGCAAAACGTTGGAGGTCAGTTTGAATGTAGAAACCAACCATTGCCCAACCTTTTCACCAGATAAGAATTTTTCTACATATCTGCTGTAACCCTCTTGGAACTTGGATTCCAGAATATTAAACAGATCCGTAGTCATGTTTTGCATCACAACAAAGCCATTGCCATTCGGGAATGCCTCTACTCCATAGAATGCGTTCAGCTGTTCCCCTAAAACGCCGCTGTCTTTCCATAAGCTGTCTACATTTTTTACATCCAGGCGTGCATACACGTATTCGCGTATTTGCTTATGACCATACAGCCACAGGCTCCTGAGACAAAACTCGTTCCATAGATTTTTATTCTCTTTTGCCATGATGAAGCTTTTGTTGCCAAAAACAGAAATATCGTTGATATAGTGAACATAGTTTAAAGGCTCCCTCATGTCACTATTTACTTTCATTACTTCAGCCCAACTCATAATCTGTAACCACCTCTCTAATTTTTCCGTCAGCTAAAAATTCTGTGGTTTTTTTCAGTAATACTTTATTCTCCGGCTTGCTTTTTACGATTTTCTCAATATTGCCGTTCCCTAAAAATCTCGTAATTTCAATGGTATCTTCCATTTCTTCTTGTATGGAGCCGTCGGCTAAAATGCTGGTCATTTTTCCATCAACACAAGTGCCAACGCTGCCTATGTTCCATTTTCTTCTCTCTTTTTCCGTCACATGCCTAGTAGTATCATTCCCGTGCGCATTCATATCGCTGAGTTTTTGGTTAAACAGAGTGCGGGATACCCCGTCCGCTCCTTCAAATAAACTTGTAATATCAGGCAATCCACTCTCCCCTTTCTAGCTGCGTTAAGGTTAGATTTTTTTCATCCAATTGGTCAAAGGTAAGTGCTTGGTCATCTAGCTCATCCCAAGTAAGGTAAATGTAGGCGATGTCCAATAGCAGGTTCGCGGGAATCGTCTCATAAGCCGTTACATACAAGGGCTTTAAATCGGATATTCGGCTTTCTCCGCGATAGCGAACCTTTATCACAAAATCCTCTACGCTTACCTCTACATTCAGCCCCATGTACGCTTCTACCATATTGCGCAGTACATTAATGTTGATGGGCGGTTTTGTCATCAGCTTTGCTTTCAGTGCATCGCGCCGCGCTTGCAAGGTAGAATTCATGGGGGAGGAGACGCCGAGCAGCTTCTCCCAGCGCTGCGCCCCCTCTTCGTCACAGGTGGAAACCGATTTGTTCTTTACCATCTTCCGTACCTGCTCGGACAAAGCATCCATTTGTATATTTACAACTCCGGCAATCGCATCGATTTCCACAACATCCTGCAGTCGGTCGATTAAATAGCCTTTAAAATCGTTCTTGTGGTCGTAAAACATCAGCCGGTCACCTCGCTCACTGTGATCGCCCCCATTACCGGAACCTGATACGCAGAGAAGGATTTTTCCAAGGATAAGTTTGCACTTTCCCCGTTTAGCGTTACCGTTCCAACATCCACTACGCTTTCATGCGAATTTAATATGTTCGCCACCAGCTTTGCGTAAAAGACCGTCTCCTCTGCAAAACCGATGCTGCCAATGTAATCGCTAATTGCTTTTTCCACAGAAGCTTTTACAAGGGCTAAGTTCGTACCATGCCGCAGTCTCACTTGTGCCATAACCTCAACGGGCAAGTCTACGGAGGTACCTACCGTTACGGTGTGCCCAATGGGGGCAATGCCGTCACCGTTCGTTCCCATTACCGATTGCACCTTATCTACAAGCGTCTGCGTTGCGGTATTGCCCTGCTCATCGCCAATAACCAGCCCAACGCTGCCCGCTCCCATAGTCAAGGCGCCGAATACCTGCACTGTACCCACTCCGTCAATGGAAAGTGTCTTTTCTTTGTAGTCCGCAATATTGCCGCCATATGGCTGCTGCCGAACTGCGGTATGGAACCTTGCGCGCAGGGACTCATCGCTTTCCTGATCCCTTGCTGGAATGAGAGCAGGAGCAATTAATTGTGCCGAAGCCAATCCATTAATGTTATCCACTGGCAGAATTTCGCCACCATACGCATTTCCCTGCATCCCGTATTTATCACAGATTGCTTTGTACTGCCCATCCGCAAGCTTTTCCTTTGTTGTAAAGGAAACATCCTCTATTGCAAAGCGACTGCCAAGCGGAATATCCTTTGGCGCACCGGAGGAATCAAAGGTATTGATTTGCCGTATCGCCTGTGTTGCTTGGTCTCGATCGACACCAAAATCGGATGTGACTCGGTCTAGCCATTCCTCCTCTGCTGTGTCTGCAAACAGTAGGTCAGTCAAATAGGCTATCATATAAGACTGCTGCGCCAAAACAAACGCAGTAGGTGCTAATGTATGGTAAATGATGCTTCCCTCACGTTTATCGATGCTGTTTGGCACTTGATCGAGCATTTGTTTCAGGATTGCTTCATATTCATAAGGTTCAGCCAAGCGTTACACTCCTTTCTGTGTTGAAATCTCCAAAGATGGTGTTCACTGTAAAGTGAACAGTTGCAACTTCGCCATCAAACGTAATCTGATAATTAGAGATTCCCGTAATCCGGTCATCCTCACCGAGTGCTTCTTCTATGCGCCGCCGGAAGTCAGCTTGTACATATTCCCGATCCTTTCCGATTAAATCCGCAAGCTCCACTCCATAATCGTACGAAAAAATGTCGTAAAGGAATCGCTCTGTGGATAGAGCAAGACTCGCCGCTTGTGCTGCAGCTTCTTTCCCGTCAATCATCCCTTGAAGATGATTCCCGGACAACCGCCACGTTTTGGACGGATGAAAACTATATACGTCGTCACCATAGGTTTTTAGCACACTCATTCCATCACCCCTATCACCGCAAAACGCTGGCCACCATGCTTTTGGATTAAACTCACCCTCGACCCAATTGTAATAGTAAGGCCTTTGGGTACATCCACCATGTCAAGCGGAATCACCAGCGGGCGGTTGTCCACTTTAATATTGGAGCTACCCCATGTGCCATAAATTAAATCACAGAGTGCCTCATTTTGCAGGTATTCTTTTACAATGCTTTTAATGGCCGTATTTAAATCCATATCATCACCACACAAACTTTAATTCCAAACTCATGGTGTGCTTGTTGTGCCCAAAATTGTGCGTCACTTGGTCTGCAACCGCCCACAGGTCAAGACCCGCTTCTGCAATTTTTATTCGGATACCACTGCCTCCAAACACGCGGGTATCACCCATACACTCAACCTTTAGTGACTGAGTCTCCCGGTTCTTTAGCTGCAGTAATTGATGCGCTCGGGCAGCGAGCTGCGATTCGTTCAGGTCAGCATCTACTCTATCGTAATATTGCAGCTTTCCCCAATGATTTACATTACTACTATCAGAAGCGACATAGGCATTTCGAATACCTGTTTTATTGTCATCCTTAACAACCTTAATATAGTTAAAGGTATCCTCATCAATAGAGCGTTCGTAATCAAAGCCAGTCGCCATGGAGCCGTCACCAATTATAATCGGCAACCGCAAATCCACCATATCCCGCAGTATAATGGCGCCAAACTGATCCCGAAGTACATACCAGTATCCATTGGTATAAAGATTTTCCTCTATCGATTTGTAAATCATATCCAGGTGTGTCTGATCTAGAAACCGAAACTTTGTTAACTTTACTTCCGTATTATCGACCTGTCCCAAACGAATGCGGTCTCCTATTCCAGCTGCCACCGTGTTCAAAAACTCCGTTAGGGTACTCACCGGCCGAATAATGGAGTTCTTCGCCTTTAAATACCGTAGCTGGTCGTAACAAACACAGCTATACTTTTTAGTATCCTGTTTTGTTGTGAAAAGAAACCCATAAAATATATTCGCGTTGCCGTAGGTGAACACCACCGTGCTACCATTGGGGAACATTCCCGTTTTATAGGTAGGGTACTCAAAGCTAAACTTACTGGCTCCATTGTTCCAAGAAGATTGATGCGTTATATTCAGTGCAATATCCGAAATATCGGTATTATTAATAAGTAGCATTTTTTCACCTGCCTAATTATTACCACCAATTGCCCCATCTGGTATGCTTTTGGCGTAATTATCCATCGCTTTTCCAATTGTAGCGGCAGTGTTAGCGGCAGAATTAATTCCTTTGAGAATTTGTTCCTTATTTTTGATAGTATCCATAGCAATAATATACGAACTATCTTGACCATCGTTTAAAGTAGCTGGATTAACTTTAAAAGCTCCATTTGTACGATCTTTAATAACTAATGAATCTTTATAAAATTGATTAACTTTTTCTCCCAATCCATCGAGAAACCCAAAAAAACCACTGCTTCTGCTGGCTCCACTACCTCCACAACCTCCGCCGCCTCCACTGATCCCGCCGCCTCCACTGCTTTCTTCATCTTTTCCTGTCCTTCTAATAAGACTATATGGAGTTGTTTTACTATCAAAAACAACTACTTTAGGAATTGCAGGCGCTTTTCCGGGGCGCTTAATATATGGAACGTCCGTCGTTTTCACACCAGCCGCCTTATATTCTGTTACCTTTACTGTTACGTTATAAATTCCGGGGTATTCTTCCTTTTTGCTGTACCCTGTTAAGTATCCGGACATTGACTCATTTCGATTGTTTGATACAAAAATGAATCGGCTTGGGTCTTTCGTGGCAAGCAGGACCTCAAAACCTGTAAAAACCTTACTGGCAGCAGTCCAATTCGCCAGTCTATTCCGATTCTGTTCCGTCATTTCACATTCAAATGTCCAGGTTCGTAGCTTTCGGGATTCCGGCACCGGGAAGAATCCTTGCCCGATGCCGTCGTAAGAAGTAATTTCACGTTCACTGTTATCCTCTACATTCTTTATCCCATAAAGCAAAATACCACCTAGATTTACATAATAGGTCATCCATACACCCCCGCTGGCTGCGTTTGCAGATTTTGATATATGATATCGCCTAAGCTGTGATTAATCTCATTGAGGTCAGCGGTCTGGCTTACATTTTGGTTTTGAATGATTACCTGCGGCACATATTGCTGCATACGGAATACCGCCATTGCCTTCTGCGCTGCCAAATCGAACTGATAACGCAGCACTTCTTTTTCAATCTCCATTTTTCCGGTTACTGCAATTGGAGCAGTATTAGTGATTTCTGTATGAAGTGATGAAGAACTTAAATCTGTAGGTCTTTTCTTTATCTTTGAGCCATCCATACCATTTTGTGCTTCAGCTTTTAATTTATCTAAATCCTTAAATGTGCTTCCCTCGGAATCCTTATTTTCTTCATCTTCCATATTTAGAATTGAGGCCGTTCCCGCACCAGCTCCGAGCAGACATGCAATTAGAGTAATTACCTTGACAGGAACTCCTCCAAATACAAATTTTAGTATATTTGTAGCCACGGCTGCAACTTTCATAGCTTTTGCAAATCCCATAAGAGCTTCAGCACCTATCCGAAAGATTTTTATCAGTGTATTTAAATTCTCCGCAACCCATGATAATGCGTTTCCGAGCCATTCCATTCCATCTCCAATAATATTAAAGAACCAATTAAGTCCTCCATTTTTCAGCTGATTATTTAATTGTTGTAAGAGAGCTGATAGCCCCTGCACCACGGAACCAGATTGGTCTCCCAACGCGTACTGCATGCCTTCTCCAAACTTGTCTGCCTGTGTCTGTAATGATTCAAAGTTTGCTAGCACGATTTCCTGTGAAGCCCCACATTCATCAAAGGCCTCCAGCATATAATCAATTGCTCCATTCATATCGCCACTTGCCATGAGGGAGTTTACCTTATTTCCATCTGCTCCCCAAATTTGATAATCGTTTTGAACGGCAGAAGCATCCCCCATTAGCAACGACTGAACGGAGGAAACTGCTTTTTCTTTCCCCTGAGAAGGATCGCGTGCGTAAAGTCGCTCTGCTAATCCGTACAATCGAGTTATTATATCTATATTGTTTGTAAACTGTGCAAACTGCTTCGTTGCGTTTAAAGTACCACCTATACCCAATATAGATTTTTGTGCACCATACGTTTTTGCATAATCATAAAGCGCCGTTCCGGCCGATTCACTTCCGAGCATAGACTGTAGCGAAATTTTATTCACTTGCTGATTTTCTGCATTTTCAATTCCACTAATAAAATATTTGTAAGAATATTCTCCTGCTTTTTTTAGTAAATCTTCTGGCTTAATTAAATCTTCCAACTTAAATTTAGCGATTGAGATCACTCCTTTCCCATTTATTTTTGGGGAATGAATCATAGAGCCAGAGGCGGCGGAAATTCCGCCGCTTTAATTTTTACGCATCTCACTATTTACAATCAGATCGCTTGCAATAATGAATGCCCTCTCCTGTACTGACAGCTCCATAAAATCATGAGGAAGTATATTGTGGTTCTGCAGGGCCAGATGTGCATAGAAGCAAAAACCATCCTCGCCCTGCTCGATTAGTTTTTTGCTTCATCCACCTTATTCCCAAAATCGATGGTTACGTCAGCATGCTCATTATAAATATTGAGCAGTGCGCCAATTTCACCTGCGGTGAACATCGTCTTTAGCGCATCCGTAGGGCTCAAAATTCTTCTGCCCTCTTTTTCAGACAGAGCATCCAACAGTTCCGCACTGCTCAAATTCGGGCTCACCAAACTCAGCGCAATGGTGGGGTAAAGAGCCTCTAAGCCCTTTAGGCCTTTTGTCTGAACCTCGGCAGACATCTGTCCCATTTCATCTGCATTGAGCGCACGCATTTCAAATTCTGCGTCACCAAAGCTATCCAGCTTAAACGTAACGTTGGGTTTGCGATTCGGGTGCAAAAATTGCATCAAAGATTTATCCATAGTTAGCCCTCCTTATGCCAAGTCAAAGTCGTTAAAGGTAAATGAAGTCTCAATGGTCTGCGCGTTGTCACTGCTATCATCCAGCGCAATCAAGCCGATATTCGCCAAAACCACATCGGAGAGGGTTACGCCAATGCGTTTACTCTGCGAGCTAGCAGAAGCCGCATAAAACTGCAAGCTGATATTGGGTACCGCTCCGCCATTTTTGTAGTCGCGCATTGCTTTAATAAACGCGGGAGTGGTATGGTAATACGTCATATCGCCGCTGCCCTTCAGTCCACGCTGTGCTGCCTGCTCCATCGGGTCATTCAAAAACCTTCTATTTTCAACCACGGCTTCCAGCTTGGCGTTGATTTTAGAGACTTTAAATGCGGACACAATAGAACCGTTTAGTCGAATAAATGCCTCGCCGTCATGTCCAGAAAAAACGTCCTGTAATCTTGTTTTAGCCATTCTTCATTCCTCCTTAAAGTGCCGTCACGGTAACATAGATTTTATCAACTGTATCTACCGCCTTAATGCCTACTACTACATTCACTGCATCACGCTCTGAACCAGCAGCCACGGTAATGTCATCTGCAGAGAAACCCTCCACATATCCCGGGGCAAGATAATTCTGCGTGGTCATCTCAAATACCATTGCTTTAATTTGTGCACGGCCTTCCACACTATTGCGAATTTTACCAACACACTTGGTGTCCAACAGCTTCTGCAAATCACCCTGATATTTCTGCAGGGTACGCATCACCAAACCCTTGCCAAAATCTTTTGGTCGTTTGTCATCAAATTTAGTCAGGCTGGTAATGTCATATAAAACAGCCGGAGAACCGTACAACGGCACAAACAGAACTTCGCCCTTCTGGGTTCTGTCAATCTGCTGGTCACGACTCAAATGCGGTTTTACATCTGTCCAACCAGCGATGCCTCTGCTATAAGTAAGGCTATTTTCCACACCTGCCTGAGCAATCAAGCCAGCAAGTGTCGCACAAGCCTCCGCAGGTGTCAACTCATAATCAACTGTAACACCGCCGGTTGAGTTGCACGCATAAACATTTTCGCAGTTGGGGTTTATGCCGGTTACAACACCCTGTACATACGCCTTATTGGCATTCTGCTCCTGAACAAAGCTAACAACAGGCTCTGCCATCGCTGCATTCGTGCTACAAACCACGTTAAATTCACGCTTTTCCAGCTCTGAGAAAAATGCGGTATAATCACTTTCCGTGCTTCCATCCAGTCCGCCGCTCAGCTTAACTGTAACAGGCTCCAGATCACCAGTGCCGGAAAGTGCTACATAATACGTTGAATACTCTGCCACAGACGAAATTGTCTGAGCATCCACTTCCTGCGTGCCAAGGTAGGTTTTCACCAACCACTTTTCACCGCTCGCACTAACAATAACCGAAAGGTCGTTCCCGCGAGAACCGGCATATACCGCTTCTGCTGTAATTCCAGTGCTCAGCTTCGCTGAAGCTTTTTCACCCGCCGCATTAAGGCGGTACAAAATCAGCTTTTTAGCCCCGTTCATCACTTCGCGAACCAATTTCATAGAAGGATCGGTAATTTTGTAACCCAGAGGGAACAGTGTATTATCCCCTGCATTGATAACGGTCACCTGTTCACCCCAGCGAAGAGGAAGTGCCATCGCTACAACACCCGTAACGCTCAAACCATCCTCACGTGCGCCGGCTTTCAGCTCAATGTTTGTGCCTGGCAAGATTTTTGTAATCAATCTTCATCAGCTCCTTAAGAAGTTATATTTTGGTCTGCGTGTCCGATGATCGCATCATCAGGCACAACAGTTTCCCATACCTTTACAGAACTCGTCATGTAGGCAAGTCCCTCTTCCACGCTTGCACTGCTTGTAAAACAACGAAAGCTGCTTGTGTCGTTTTCTAACATATCTAAATTCTGTTCCAGCAAAAACATGGCATTTTGCAAATCTCTGCGCTCGGTGCCTTCCACTGGAACATACGTGATTTTTAGTCCAAATTCAAATTCTGTGGTCTGCCTAAGCTTCTTTCGATTGGTCATCCAATTACAATCAATAAAAAATGCCGGTGCGTCAGCAGTTTGTGGCAGCCCAATGTAAATTGACGCAAGTGGAAACAAGCTCGCTGTAAGCTGTGCCGCCGCCAGTGTTAATTGATCTAGAATTGTTAGAGATCCATTGTCCATTGCATCTCGCAACGACTGCGAAATGATTATTTTTTCAGATGCTTGCATAATACGCCTCCAAAATAGAATAAATTGTATATCCAATAACTCCCAGATACTATATGTTGATAACTCGGTTGAAATTGTGGAATCACTTTTTTGCTTTTCTGACATATTTTAAAAGAAATGAAAAGAAATGTGGTGATGCAAGTGAACGCAAGTTACAGGATTTCGATGCGTACTCCCATTGGTTTGCAAAATGGAATACTTTTTATTGCCGAAGAAGGAGATAGTATTCGTGGCTCCATTCGCACAATGGGAAATACGAGCTATTTTAAAAATGGAAAGCTAAGAAATAACACATTTGAATTTTCAGGAATTTTGAATACTGGTTTAATGCGGTTAAAATATAGTGCAAAGGGGAAAATAACAGAAAGCAAGTTAGACGCAACGGTGAAAACCGATTACGGCGTTTATTCTTTAGCAGGTATGCGAATTGAATCTTAAATGACCTCTCGTCTTCTTTATTAGGTCTCTCTATTACACCCAACAAACCTTCGATTTCTTTCTCTCTAAAGGGCAAGTTTCATTTTTTTAAATTAATTTATAAAATATGTGGGCAGCTTTAAATAAAAAAAAGACCCTTTGCATCTACTGTTTACAGTAATTGCAAAGGGTTTAAAAATTTGGAATACTTAAAGCTCGGATAGTAAATACAAAATCGAGAAAACTAAGGATGTACGCTATTATGGAAAGGAGTTTTGTTTCAATTGACAGATTATTCAGTAGAAGAAACTGCATTGCTTTATTCCGCTTTACAGTCCAATAAAGATCAATGGATAGGGCAATTGCAGAACCCATATCGTATAGAAGACGTTAATGAAGCTGGAGAAGGTATTCGAACACTTCAACCGCTTATGGAAAAAGTGAAAGAAGATTATATTACACGTGGTGGAGACGCAGCAAATTTGCAACACCAAAAGCACCTTTAA